TCTGGAACATCTCCAATGATTTGGCACATTGGGGGCAGTGAGGTTGCCCGCATCGACAGCAGTGGCAATCTGCTGTTGGGGATTACTTCCGCTGACCCAATAGGAGCAAACACGGGTAATGGTCGTCTTGCCGTTGGGCCAAGCTCCAATGAAAGTGCATTAAACTACTTCAACGCAACTGGCGGTGCCTGCCTAAAACTTGGGGTGCAACAAAACACGTCTATTGTTAAATTTTTTCGCAACACTGCAAGTGTTGTGCAAGTTGGCGATATTTCGGTAACGACCACATCCACGTCATACACCACCACATCAGACATTCGCCTAAAGACTGACATCGCACCTATTGCTGATGCCACCGACAAACTGATGGCTATGAACCCTGTATCGCACAAGTGGAAGGCAGAACCTGACGCTGATGCGGTAGTTGGCTTTATTGCACAGGAAATGCAAGAGATTGTGCCAGAGGCTGTGAGCAAGGGCGACAGTGAAGATGATATGTGGTCAATGGACTACGGACGCATCACGCCTGTACTGGTAGCGGCATTGCAGGATGCACATAAGAAGATTGAGCAACTTGAACAGCGTATTGCTGATATGGAGACTAAATAATGGCTAATACACTAGCACCCGCCACAGTTAATCATGTGATGAATGGTAGCGCAAAACAATGGGTTAATATGAATGCTTCAGCCAATAAACGTGACAGTTTCAACACGTCTACAACCACAGATGTGAATAGCGGAAATATGGACTATAGTTTTACCAATAATATGTCGAATGACGATTACTGCTGTAATTCTCAAAACGGCAACCCCGGGGACACTATTGACTCAAGGCGCATTCGTGTATCACCTTACCACTACCTTACATCAGGTTACAGCACAGTTTCTGAAAACTATGGTAACAACAGCGTTGAAGACGTTGACGTAGTACAAAATCAGGTGATGGGAGATTTAGCGTAATGCGGACACCTAATTTTAAAGGCACTCATTTGTTTAATCGTCTTGGCTGGGCAAAGGCAAACCTTGAGCCAGTACAATCTGACTATCGTGTGGTGTACGAAGACAATATTGACGAGTGCGCCAAGGTACTTGTGCCAGACCCAAACTGGATGGCGTGTGCATTGCAAGGCGGTATCCTGCCACCAGTAGAAGTATACTGGGAGTTGGCAAAGGACGAAGCACAGCCCAACTTCAAGAAGCATACACGAGGCTATCTGCTTCACGATACGCAACCTATTGATGCGATGACCGAAGAAGAAGCTATTGAGTATCTAATTAAGAAAGACATACCGCAGTCCGTATGGACAACGTGGGATGAGGGCAATCGCCCAAAGATGGTTATCTGCAAGACAGAGCAGTTACCACAAACAAGAGAATGGAGAAACGCTTGGCGTATCTCTGATGACCTAACCGTAGCCGCATAGGATTTAACAATGTCAGTTACAACTTATATTGTGGATAAGGACGGTAATCAGATTGATGCCGCTAGTGCCACAGTACCAGCAAACCGCGACTTCCGTGATGCTTGGTTTTTGTCTGGTTCAGTTATTTCAGAGGACTTGACCAAAGCAAAGGAACTCTTCAGGGATAAAATCCGTGAAGTTCGCAAACCACTGCTTGAGGCAGAAGATGTTGTATACATGAAAGCGATGGAAGCAGATGATGCTACAGCCAAAGCTGCATCAGTTGCAAAGAAGACCAGTCTTCGTGACGCACCAGCCGCTTCCGCTATTAATGCCGCAACAACAATCACTGAACTAAAGGCCGCTTGGGATACTAACCTTTTCGGCAATTCGCCATATTCATAAGGAGTAAATCATGGCTAACACATACACTTGGGATTTCCCACAACTGGACGCTGCACCTACCGAAGGTTCACTGTCCGATGTCGTAAAGACAATTCACTGGCGCATGACCGCTATCAGTGACACAGAAACAAATGACGAAGGCGCACCTTTGTCCGTTAGTGCTTACGGCACAGCAGGTGTTGGCGAAGCGGATGCTGACAACTTTACTGCCTTTGATAGCCTAACACAGGACTGGTGCAAAGAGAAGGTGCTTGCTTCACTTGACAAAACAGAAGCGGAGATGCAAACAATGTTGGATACCCAGATTACCAACCTTGCCAACCCGCCGATTGTTGGTAAATTACCTGCTGGGTGGTAAGCAATGGAAATGACCAACCTTGTTGACATATTGATTGGCCTCGTTGTTGCTGGGGGTGCATGGTTTATTACTGGCATGTCACGCGAGCAGAAGAGGTTGGAAATTCTGTTGAATAAAACACGCGAAGAGTATGCTACTCGTGTTGAGTTGCGTGATGACATGCGACAAGTTATGGAAGCCCTGCACCGTGTAGAAGATAAGCTAGATAGAGTTTTGAGTAGGGACTAATTAATGGTAGAAGAAAAAAAGATTTCAACAGAACAAGACCTTCTTAATGAAGTAGGAAAATTAGCTGCTGGAACGGGGATTCCTGAAGTAAAGAGTATTAGTATTGCAGAAAATCAAGATGAGATACAGAAAACTGCTCCATCTCTCATTCCTGCTCAAACTCCTGCTTCTACTACACAGGCTGACAGTTCTCAAATAGTAGCCCCAGTTCCTACCGTATCCACTCCTAATATAGGTGACGTACAACAAGTTGAAAGAATTGCTCCTCAAGTAGGTCAGATGGAAGCAGCTACCACCACTGTTGTTCCACAAATTGATTTTTCTCAAGTTCAAGGACAAGTATCTTCTGGAGCGATAGCAACAGCAGCACAAGCAGAATTAGACCCCAGAGGAACAACTCAATACCAGCTATCACAACTGCTTGGTTCTATAGAAGAGGGTCAGCCTATGCCACCGTGGGCTGCACCTGCCGTTCGTAAAATTGCAGGGGTTATGCAAGCACGGGGTCTTGGCGGTTCTAGTATGGCTGCAGCAGCAATGACTCAAGCTGTTATGGAATCTGGAGTTGTTATCGCAACTCAAGATGCTAATAAATACGCGACTGTACAACTACAAAACTTAAATAATCAACAACAGGCGGCATTGCAAAACGCAGCGACCTACGCAGGGATGGATAAAGCTAACTTATCTGCCCGTCTACAATCAGCAGTTACAAATGCACAATCTCTTCTAGCAATCGAAACTAAAAATTTAAATAATCGTCAGCAAGCAAACACTCTGAGTTTCAACGCTTTGACACAAGCTATGTTTAAAGACGCTGCTGAAGAAAATGCTAGACAGCAGTTCAATGCTAAAAACGATATTCAAGTTGAAGAATTTTTTGCACAGCTTGGCAGTCAAGTTGAAACGGCTAATGCCAACAGAGTTGCGGCTATGGAACAGTTTAATGCTAACGAATCAAACGCTATGACTCAGTTTAATGCAAGTCTACGTGATGCTAGAGATAAGTTTAATGCTAATATGTCTTTTGCTATCGATCAATCAAATGTACAATGGCGCAGACAAATCAATACTGCAAATACTGCCGTACAAAATGAAACGAATCGCATTAACGTACAGAACTCTTTGAATGTAAGTCAGAACGCCTTAAATAACTTGTGGCAAGCATATCGTGACGAAGCAGCTTGGACGCTACAAAAATCAGAATCCGCGCTACAAAGACAACACGAAATCGGTATAATGGGTATGGAGTTTGCTAACACAAAAGAACTTTATAACAAAGAGCAGAAAGATAATCTTGCTCTTGGTATTGGTAACTGGATTGCTACGTGGATGGCGCAATCTCAATAAATACTTATGGAGTAATTAAAATGAACCTTGGTAACATATTAAATTTAGCGGCTGTTGCGTTGCCCTTTGTAGCGTCAGCATTTGGGGGACAACAATCTTCACCCGATCAAACGTCCAGTGTTGCATCCGGCAAAGTCTCGGCAGGTTCTTTTTTGCAACAGGGTGCAAAAGCATTTCTTACTATGCAAGGTATAAATGAAAAAGCACCACAACCTTTTTCTACTACTGTAGTAGCACGACAAAGCCGTCCAGTAGAAAAACTTACTCGCATGAACCCCAATGTGTCTTACACAGCAGCAACAGTTTCAAGTAATCCTTTAATTGCAAATCAAAATGTTGGAACCGTCATGGCTAATTTAGCCCAAAATGCTCGTAATCAACAGCTACGTAGCATGCTTGAACCGTACATAGTACGACCCAATATTAGATCAGAGGGTGTTCGCACTAAACTAGGAAAGTCTACGATAGTATGAAACAGGAAAATTCTATGCCCCGTGTTGGTAGCATTGAGGACAAAGATGAGTTCGCTAGAGCACCCGCCGGATATGGCCTTACACTTGATAATCAGCGTTTCTCTTGGGGCAAACCTCCTAGGATTGTTGATCCAGAGGTAGCGTATGAATCTGCAGTGGCATCACTCGAAATGCCTAAAGTAAAACGGGAAATGCTTAAGGTTCTTACCGTAGGTGCATCAGTGGAAGCACTTGTAGAGGGTTACCTTTTTCAAGCGTTTACTGAGGGTAGATTTTCGCCAGATGTAGGTCTTTTGATCAAAGCCCCTTTAGCATTCTACATTGCAAACATAGCAGAAGAAGCTAAAATTCCTTATCGTTTCTTTGAGAATGCAGATGCTCTTAACGAAGGCGAGATGGATGACACAACCTTCTTCAGAATGATGAAAACAAACAGTCCACAGATGTTTGCATACGTTCAAGAAAAAACAAACGAAGCGTTACGTAAGGGTTTTAGTGACGATGCTCCTGAAGAAAACTTTATAAATATGGAAGGCGAGTGATATGGGTATTGGTGCAGCATTTGCAATGGGACTGGTATCGGGATTTACTAGAAACATCGAACAAGAGAAACAACGGCGATTAGCTGACGAACAGAAGGTAGACCTTCTTGAGCAACAGTTGTTTAAATCTGCCTTGGAAGGCGATGCTACCAGTGCTGGTATAGAAGCAGCATCTAGTCTAATTAAATCTTCTCGCACTAAACTTCAGGATAGGAAACCTATTGACCTATTTGGCACTCAGACGGATGGTATAGACCTTGACTTTACCAGTATGAAGTCTTCTATCGATAACGTAAGCAAGTATGGCACGTCGTTCGGAACTGGAGCCAACGTATTTGGTACATCTGTAGATATTAACGATTCACCAAATACCGCTAAATCCTACTTGTTTTTGAACGAGGCGGAATCTTTGCTGAGTGACGAAAGTGTTCTCGCTAAAATGGCTGCAGGTGGCCAGACTGTTCAGGATGAATTTATTGCAAAAATTAAGGGTTCCTACGGTATCATCATGAACAACATGGCTACAAACAAGGTTCCGGGAGAACAGTTGCTTATTCCTAAGATTGGTCCTAATGTTGATAGAATAATCAAGGGTGAGGCCATTATCATAGAC